CGAATGATCGAGCTGCTGGGCGGCGGCGTTCTCGGCTCGCTGCTGGGCGGGCTGTTCCGCCTCGCGCCCGAGGTGCTCAAGTACCTCGACCGGCGCAACGAGCGCCAGCACGAGCTGGCCATGTTCGAGCGGCAGGTGGACCTGGAGAAGGTGCGCGGCTCGATCAAGCTCCAGGAGATCGGCGCCCAGCACGCCATGGCCGTCGATGCCGGCGTCCTGGGGGCATTGCAGGCGGCGGTCACGCAGCAGACCGAGATGGTCAAGGCGGCCGGCGGCTGGGTGGCCAGCCTGTCGGCCAGCGTGCGGCCCGTGGTCACCTACTGGATCCTCGGCCTGTGGTCGTTCGTCCATGTGTGGTTTGCCTGGAACGCATGGCTGGCGGGCGCCTCGCCGGCCGAGGTCTTCAAGACCATGATGACGGCCGACTTCGCCGCCCTGGTGGCCGGCACGCTGAACTACTGGTTTCTCGACCGCACGCTGAAGCAGCGGGGCCTTGCGTGACCCTGGACGATGCCGTCGCGCTGTGCCGGCAGTTTGAGGGCCTGCACCGCATCGGCAAGGACGGCCTGATTTACCCCTATCTCTGCCCGGCCGGCGTGCCCACGCAGGGCTGGGGCACGGTCTACCGGCCCGACGGGCGCAAGGTGGCCATGGACGATCCGCCCATCGACCGCGCCACGGCGGACGCCTGGCTGCTGCACGAGCTGCGCGTGGTGTGCGCCTCGGCTGTTGCCCGGCTGTGCCCGCGACTGCTGGCCTGGAGCCTCGCCAACGGCACATGGCGGGCGTTCAACGCCACGGCGGACTTCACCTACAACCTGGGCGCCGGCCGGCTCCAGACCTCGACGCTGCGGCGCAAGCTGGAGGCGCAGGACTGGGACGGGGCGCGGGAACAGTTGAAGCTCTGGGTGCGCGGCGGCGGCCGCGTTTTGCCCGGCCTAGTGCGGCGCCGTGCCGCCGAGGCCGCCCTGCTGCCGTAGCGTGGCCAAGTACCCCGAGCACGACCCCAAGCGGGATGGCAACCGCTTCGCCTGGATCATCGAGCAGGCCCAGCGCATGAGGGCCGAGCGCCAGGGTGAGCGGCGCGAGTTGTTCAAACCCGATGAGCGGCGGATCATGCGGGACCATGACGCCAGCATCGAGGCCGAGGAAGTTGCGCACTTCGCCATTCTGCGTGCCCGCAGGGCCGCGAAGATACCTCCCCGGTAGCTATTAAGAATCACCGCTAACCTGTTGATTTCAAAGCAAGAACCACCGGATTGTGATACCGAGCCGCGTGCTCGTAAGTCTTTGATTCAGCGGTGGTCGTAGCTCAGTTGGTAGAGCTCTGGATTGTGATTCCAGCGGTCGTGGGTTCGAGCCCCATCGACCACCCCATAGATAGCCTTCAGCGGACCATCACCGTGAGGCGCAGCCAGTCGATTTCGTACACGCGGCGCCAGGGCGAGCCGTAGCAGCGGAACTTGGGCCACCAGCGGATCGACGAGTCGCGGTAGCGAATGATCGTGATCGTGGTGGTCCGGGTCATTTTTCCTCCTCCTCAATCGGCACCTCGACCAGCGGCTTGCCGCAGTAGCAGCAGTGCCTCATGTGGTTGTCTTTGGGCGTGCCTTCGTTCAACGAGAAGTAGCGATGCCTGCCGCACGACGCGGCCCAGGTATCCGACTCTTCGTCGCCTTCTTGTAGCCAGCGGCATTCGTTCGGCTGCTCCAGCGCGGCCTCAAGCTCCTGATGCACATCAGTCAAGCGTTGCAGCGCCTCCTCTGCCAGCGCGGCTTTGAGGGCGTCGATCGCGGGATCGATCAGACGCCAAGAATCACCGCCTCCCTCCAACGCCTCCAGCGCCTGCTGCACCGTGGCGCGTGGCAAGGTAATCAAGTCACTCATTTCATCCACTCCGGTTTTTTGGGTAGCGGCGCCCAGCCGAGATAACCCTTCGTGCCGGGGCTGAACTGCCCATACACGGCGACGCCGCCGGCGGTCAAAAGCTGCACCTTGGCGGACAGCGGGCAACTGTCCAGCCGTCGCCAGTAGTAGGTCTGGTCCACGGCGGCCGCTTTGTCGCTGGTGAGCTTGACGGTCACGCGACCTCTTTCCGCTCGATGGGCTTGGCCAACAGCCAGCGGTCGCCCAGGCGGGCGACGGATCGCGCCCAGGCAAGCTGGTTGTGGCGGTTGATGTGCGCAGGGGCCAGGGGGTTGTTCCAGAGCCGACGGGCGCGGGCCAGGATGGATGTGGGCATGTGAAACTCCTTCATGCCAGGGGGGTTACTTCGATGACGCGGCGCCGGTCGTAGACCTTGCGCATCGTCGCGGTGTTGGAGTGGGTGTGCGGGTCTTCGTTGCGGTCGAGCATCTCGGAGACGTACAGCGCCCGCAGGTCGTGGGCGCGGAAGCGGTCGCCGTGCAGCTTCTCGTAGGCCTTGATGAGCTTGCTCCACTCTGTCTTGAACCCGCTGTCGGTGTACGGTGACCCGGTGCGCGTGGGGAAGACGTAGTGGGAGCGCGGCCGCACCTTGGCGGACTCCTCGACCACTTGCCGCAGTAGCGGGGACCAGCGCACCAAGTACCGGCGGTTTTTGTTCTTGGCGTCAGCCACGGCCACGCCGTCCTCGCCGATCTGATCGGCGGTCAGCTCGCGGATTTCGGCGCGGCGCCGGCCGGTGAGCGCCACCATCACAGCGATCAGCGCCACCATGTAGGCGGCGCCACCGCGTGACTTGGCCAACTCCAGGAGCTGGTTCAGCTCGGCAATGCTCACGTCGCGGGTGCGTGGGCGCTCCTTGTTGCGGCGCACGCCTCGGCACGGGTTGGACTCAACCACGCCGATGGCCATGCCGTGGTTGAAGGCGCTGGCCAGGGCGGCGATCTCGCGGTTCGCTCGCACGGCGCGACCTTCGCGGCGGCTTTGGTAGAGGTACTGCGCTGCGTGGGTGGACTTGAAGGCGGACACCTTCATGTGGCCGAAGGCTTCGATGATCCGACCGTTGAGCGCGTAGCCGTAGTCGTCCAGCGTGCGTGGCGCCAGCGCGGCCGAGTCGTGCTCCAGGATCATGCGGCGCTGTTCCTCCAGGAACAGTCGGCACAGGTTGGCGATGTTCATGCGAACACCCCCCAGAGCAGCAGCGCCACGGCGTAGATGGCCAGCGCCAGCACCACGGCGTTGAGGATGCCGCGCACAGCGCTGAACTCCTCGCGGCAGCAGTCGCAATCGCAGGACCGTCGGCCCTGGGCGCAGTCACCAGTGCAGGCCCGCATCATCAGCGCACCGTCAGTCGGTAGCCGAGCGGCGCCATCTTGGCCCCAGGCACTTCGGCGCCGGCCTTGAGCGCATCGCCGATGACCTTCTTCATCGGTTTCACGTCCTCGGTCATGGCAAAGCCGGCCTGCTGGAAGGTGTGCTGCGCCGCCATCCAGGCCGGACCCTTGGGCTCGCCCTTGATGGTGAAGGTAATGGTGGTCTGCCGATATGCCGACGGCACCGAGTCCGGCGAAGTGATCTCGACGCTGGGAGGCAGCTTGGCCAAGTTCAGCGTGAACTCGGGCGCGATCAGCGGCAGCTTGAGGCCGCTGTTCATCAGGGCGATCTGCGCGTACATCTTGATCGACTCGGCACGGTCGGCCAGTCGCTGGGCGCCTTCAGACATGCGCTTGGCCTCGGCTTCGCGGGCCTCGGCGGCGCGCTCCAGGTCGAGGGCGAAGGCCACGACGGCGCGGACCTTCTCCTCCACGGCGCCTTGCATCGCCTCGATGGTGTCGAGCACGACCTCGGGCGGAAGGTCCATGTCTTGCAGCTTGGCGAGATCGGCCTGATAGCGGGCCACGATCTCGTACAGGGGTTCGCTCATTGCAGGGGCTCCTCAGTAATAGAACTGTTCAAGCCGACGGATCGCGCTGTCGAGCAGCGCTTCCGTAGCGCGGGGGTTGTTTGCGGCGGTCATGCCAGTCGAGGCGGCGGTCTTGAAGTCACGGGCCTGCTGGGCAGTCCAGATTTGGTGAGACGCCGGCAGGCGCCCGGCCAGCCGCTTCAGCGTGGCCCGCTTCTCCTCGACGCGGGCTTTCACTTCGGCGGCCTTGCGGCGCACTGCCTCCTCAGGCGTGCAGAAGGTCACGCGACCTCCTCAAGCTCGGTCTGCTCAACCTGCGGGGACACGTCTTCGACCTTGATGCCGGCGGTCAGCATCTTCACGAGGTCGTCCTGGCTGGCCACGTTCACGGCGATGGTCGAGCGGGCGACGTGAGCGAGCGCCTGGGCGCGATTGGGGGCGCGGACGAGCCGGACTTGCTGGCCGGTGCCGACGAGGTAGATGCGCTTCATGGTTCAGTCCTTTCGGTGGTGGGGGGGGGATCAGAAGGGGATGTCGTCGTCCATGTCGTCGAAGCCGCCGCCCGTGTTGGTGTGCTGGGCGGCCGCAGCGCGGCGCTGGCTGGTTTTGGCTTGCGGGGGCTTGTCGCGCAGCGAGGCCAGGATGCGGTCGAAGCTGCCGGCGCTGGCCTTGTCGAGCACCTCGGCGGCGGTGCGCTTGGTGTCGGCCTCAAAGGGCAGCACCAGGGCCATCTTGGAGGCGACGCTGCCGTCGTCCTTCTCGTACTGCTCGGACACGAGGAAGACCCCGACGCGACCCAGCAGGGCGCGGAACTGCGGCACCATCTCGGTCTGTCCGTCGTTGCGCTTGAACGGCGTGGGCTCCGCGCTGATCGAGCGGGCCTTCATGCAGGTCATGATGGCGTCCAGTACCTTGCGCCCGTACAGCTCCTTGCCGTCCCTGTTGGTTGTCCAGATGGACAGGTAATCGGCCCTCTGCCCGTCGTCGGACTCAAAGGAAAACTCGATGCCCTCGGCGCCGCTTTTGGCGGTGATAGCTTGAGCGCGGGTGAACTTGCCGATGTACGCGCCCTTCTCAGTGATGCGCGTGGACATGCCAGCGGCGCGGGCGTTGTTGGTGTTGAGGTCGTAGGTCTTCATGGTCTTCTTTCAGGTTGGGATGCGGCGCTCTTTCGCGGCGGCGCCGTGACCGTGGGAGATCAGGCGGCTTCGCGTTCGACTTCGACGCCAATGCCGTAGTAGGTGCAGATGGCTTCATCGACGGCGGCCAGATCGTTGGGGATCAGCAGCTCGTCGAACATGCCCATCGGGCTCTTGGTGGTGTCGCTGCCACTGTTCTGCGTGGCCAGCATGTATTGGCCATCGCGCACCATGGTGCGCAGACAGATCGTGACCATGCCCTCGGGCGTGATCTTTTCGTCCAGCAGCTTGCCGATGGTCTTCATCTTCGTGCGGCCCAGGTCATCGGTGGCCGTGTGGCAGAGGATGTAGACGCGGCGGTCGTCGGCCAGATCGGTCGCGGCTCGCAGGACGTTCCAGGCGTTCTTGCCGATGTCGGTGAACTTGTCGAAGCCCTTTTCGTCCGACCGGCGCATGAACTCGTTGGCCAGCATGTACTGGAAGTCATCGATGACGACGATCTCGTGCGGCAACGTGCGCATGGCACGCTCAATAAGCTCGGCGCTGTCGGTCTGGATGATGTTGCCGTCGGCCTTCATCGAGGCCCTGACCTTCCAACCCTGGCTGCGAAACGGCAGCGGCTTGCGAATCGTCTGGATCAGCAGCGTGCGGGCAGGGTGCAGATTGCGCAGGCTGGTGGACTTGCCGGTCCCGGACTCGCCGAGAACCATGGTTGCGATGCTCATTGCAGGGGCTCCTGATGGTGTGTTGCCATGGCCTCATTTTGTGACCCGGCGGGGAGCTTGGCAACTGTTGCGGTAGCTGTTCTGAACAGTCAAAAGAACTCGAACTTCCAGCCGCCCCCATCCTTCTTGGCCACGCGGGTGACGGCGCGAAAGGCGAATGGGAACAGCGCGGCCGCCACCTTGATCTTCACGCGAGCGTCGTCCTCCCAGTACCCCTTGACCTCGTGGCACTCCAACAGTCCGTTGTCGCCCATGACGAAGAAGTCCGGCGTGTAGAACGTGTTGTCGGCCAGGCGCAGCTTGATGCCCTCGTAGGCGAACCAGTCGATCTCGCCGGCCTGCTGCACAGTCTTGAGGTAAGCGGCGTAGTCGGCCTCCAGCTTGTTCATCGTGCCGGGCTTGCGCTGCCCTCTGGCGTAACGCCGAGGTCCGCCAGAACCTCTTGCAACAGTTCCCGCTCGGTCCAGAATCGTCGGTGCCATGCTTTGGTGCCTATGTGGTGGATGCCGTCTTGTCCCCGGTGGTGGGGGTAGCACAGCGGGATGGTGTGAAAGTCCGAGGCGCGTTGCCGCCCTTGGCCTTCTCGAATGTGGTGTACCTCGGCAGGAGAATCGCCCAGACGTAGGCGACGACAGACGATGCAACCCAGCGCCGCCACGCGGCCCATGTGCTCACGCGCCCCTCTGCCAGTCACGGTAGTCGGCCATGAGCTGCGCGAACAACTGCTTGGCTGTCGGCGAGTGATCTAGGTCCACACGGCTGTTGACGCGGCAGAAGTCACGGATGTAGTCGGCCGCCTCGTGCTGGTTGGCGGTGCGCATGGCGTAGCCATAGCGGCTGTCCACGAACTGCTGGAACTCCTCGGTGCCACAGATCACGCCGGCCGACTGCGCCAGCGATCCGCCCTTGGGCTTGTCGGGCTCCTGGCGCAGTC